CACTGGGCTGAGGATGCCAAAAAAACGCTGGATTTATTTCCCAATATCATCCAATATTGGCCCGATACCAATGAGGAGATGGAGAAGAACGTGAAAGAGATGATAAACAATGATAAGCCGAGTTTTATAAGTTTGAAACGATGAATAAAGCTCTTGATGGCGCTCTCAAGTTCGGTCACGAACAACTGACTCTTTTGGGGTTAAAGCCGGTTGTGGTGGTAAGTTCGCTACTCGAGTTGATGATGTGGAACGAGTTGTATGAGAAAGACGGCGAGGCGGATTTTTTCATTAACGGGGACGATTTGACACCGGAAATGGAAGAGAAAATTAAGAAGATGCCCGGATTCCATAAGTGGGAACAATGCACCGATTATCCTGGTCAACGCACCATCTTCTACCTACACGACCCCATAGGGACGCACATTACCGTTGTTCCTTATTACACACGGGGGAAGTTTACCTATGTGAATCTCATTAATGATAAGTTCTTTGTGTGGCTCCGTAAACACTTTGATTCATTTCAAACAAAAGAATATAAAGAAACGGTGTATACTATTCCCTATGATCCCATTGGATTTCTAGAAGCATACTACGGAAAGCCCTGGGATGATTTCAAAGGACGGGCAGGATGGCGCTGGCATCAAGCAAAAAACTTACAAACGTTAAAAAAACTACCATGAAACACGCAGGAGGACGACCAAGTGAATATACACCGCAAGTCATTGACGAGTTGAATGAATATTTGAAAGAGGCGGTACCGCAAAATATGAAGATACCAACAGTAGAAGGAATAGCACTTCGGCTTGGTATATCAAAGAAAACTCTTTATAATTGGGGTGATGAACATATAGAGTTTTTACACGCTTTAGAAGAATTGAAGATGCGACAAAAAGAAGTATTGACGGAAACAGGAATATTCGGCGGTAAAGAAATCAATCAAGCAATCGTTGCACTTCTTCTCAAAGTAAACCATGATATGATAGAAACGACACGAACGGAATTAGGAGGAATTAATGGACAACCAATTACCATCACCGCCGCACGGGGTTTCATTCCCCCCGGAACACCTGTTATTGCCGCACCAGATGCAGGTAATGCAGGAACACTCGGAACGGTTTAAGGTTTTAGTTTGGCATAGGCGTTGCCGCAAGACCACCACCGCTATCTATGAACTTGTAAAGCAAGCGTTCATGCGGGTAGGAGTCTATTGGCACGTCTTCCCCACGTATTCTGAAGCGAAAGATGCAGTGTGGCGTGATCCTCACATGATATTTAGTTTTATCCCCCCAAATATGATAACCAAACGTAACGATAGTGAGCTTGTTTTAACGTTTACTAATGGTTCCGTTCTTCAACTTATGGGGGCGGATAATCCTGATACTTTGAGAGGTGCCGGGCCTATGGGTGTTGTATTGGATGAGTTTGCTACCATGAAGTATGAGGCATGGCAGATTATAGAGCCTATTCTTAGGGCAAATGATGGGTGGGCATGGTTTGTTGGTACGCCCAAAGGTAAGAATCATCTGTTTGAGTTTTACAATCGTGGACTTCAGGGACATCCTGAATGGAAGAGTTTTTTTATGACCGCCGATAAGTCAGGTTTATTTACGAAAGAACAACTTGCTGCTACTCAAGAAAGTATGACGCAAAAGATGTTCTCTCAAGAGATGATGTGCGACTTTCTTGAAACCGAAGGAACTGTATTTAGAGGAGTGCGGGAGGCGATGACAAGCCATGTGGCTACACCGATTGCGGGGCATCTGTACGTGATAGGATGCGATTTGGCGAAAGTCACGGACTTCACCGTCTTGACAGTCTATGATAGAATACATAATAATCAAGTCTATCAGGAGAAGTTCCAAACAATAGAATGGCCGTTTCAGAAACAGAAGATATTCGCACTTTCCAAGCACTATAATAATGCGCTAGTAGAATTAGATGCAACCGGCTTAGGCGATCCGATAGCGGACGATTTGATACGGATAGGGATACCAATTGATCCATTCAAGATTACCGAGCAAACAAAAAAAGAACTTATTGAAAAGTTGAGTATTTGGATAGAACAAAAGAAATGTTTACTTTTACCACTCAATGAAACGCTCGAAGAATTTGACAACTTCTCATACGAGATCGGCCCGACGGGGAGAATCCGCTATCAAGCACGTCAAGGCTTCCACGACGATATTGTCATCAGTCATGCGCTCGCCATACACGGGCTCCGGGAAGTCATCAAGCAGCTTCCCACAACAGACGATACTAGACTCCACCAGCACTTCCTCAACATCAAAAACGAATACTCTAGAGGACAAATCCAAGACGACTTCGAAAATACCTGACTTTCCAAGCGAGATAGAACTTCGTGATGTCTTGATGTGGACAGAAGATGTGATGAGCCGGTGCCAGATACCGTTTATCGTTCTAGGCTCGGCTGCATATCAGATCATCAACGACCTTCCCCTACAAGTGCCTAAGATCACCGTAGGCGTCTTAAAACAACATGCCATGCCCGAATGTACCTCTCTCTTGCAAGCATGCGATCCTTCTATCGTGATGACTATGGACGGATGGGAGATAACCAAGGGTAGCGCAAAAGTAACTGTTCAGATCATAAAAAAGAGCTATCCTACCCTTATGAACCCCGACATCCACTGGTACTGGGTAGAACCATTTAAGCTCCCGAATCCGTTTAAGGAATACTGGAATGGGCCACACTATGATATCTGAAGTGATACTAACTATAGTCATAATAGTGCTTCTTGTATACGTAGCTGTATCACAATATAGCAATGTGAAAGAGCGTGAGAAGCTCTTGAAGATGTTCATGGCAAAAGACCTGCGTGAGGTAACGGATAATGAAGTGTTAGAGAAGATGCCCAAGCAAGAACCGGAGAAGCCTAATGATATGGTCGCTATGGAAGATGTAGCGGATGATGAGGAGTTGTTTGATAAACACATCCAAGTGATGAAAGCCGCCGCTAAAGAAGAGATTCGCAAAGAACACGAGGTTTGACGATTTCTTCAAAGTCCGTATTATTAAAGCATGAGTTATGAAAATCAATTAGTAGCTTCACGTAAGTGGAAAAGACGAAATCCCCAAAAAATAAGACATATGAGAAATAGATATGATCAACGGTTGCGGGATATAGTTTTAGAAATGTTAGGTGAAAAATGTGTTAAGTGTGGATTTAGTGATGTTAGAGCTTTACAAATAGATCATATTAATGGGGGTGGACATAAAGAGTCAACTGAACGAACAAGAAATAAATATATAATTATTATTGAGAGTATTTTAGCAAAAGAGAATAAATATCAACTATTGTGTGCAAATTGTAATTGGATTAAAAGAGTAGAAAATAATGAAATTGTATATAGAAAGAAGTAATTCATGGATATCAACCAGTTCATCCAGCACATTAAGGATACGGTAACGAAACAGGCGCAAAAACCGGTACAACCTCCTATAAGTATTCCTCAACCATTACTACAAAATATCATCGCTAACTTGACGAAGAGCGGAAAGTAGATATTATACGATTATGAACACAGAGTTTGTTCCTACGGATCAAATTGGAAGCAAAATAGAAACCTTCGTTGTCAATACCGCCCAGCAGAGAAAAGCCTTTGAAAGACGGTGGTATAATAACAACTTCTTTGATGACGGCTACCATTATCGGTTTGTATCACGAACTACGGGCAAAGTCGTAGACTTAACCAGTAACAACGACTCATTCATCCCCTATAGGGCTATCCCAAAGGCTAGCAGACAGATACGGGGTATTGCGAACTTATTGCTGGCAAATGAGCCACAGGCTGTAGTGTACCCGGAGCATATTCTTCAAAGTAGTTATCCCGATCCCCAACAGTACCAACAGGCTCAAGATGAGGCAGGAAAGAACGCTAAGCACGTTGGTAGATGGATAGAGTGGAGTTGGAAGAAGTATGAACTGAAGAAACTCTTGACCCACATGATTATCCTTTCAGCTAAAAACGGTATCAGCTTCTTGCAGATATGGCCCGATCCGGTCAAAGAGGATATTAGATTCCAAGTCTTTGACGCCTTTGATATTTACGTGGATAGTAGTGTGAGTGATATCTATGACAGTCCGTTCTTAGTTAAAGCCGCACCCAAGACGATAGAAGAGATTAAAGCCAACGAGGACTTTGATAAAGAAGCAGTTGATAAGATTAGGGCCGACAATAAGTACGCTCCCAGTGAGATTAAAGAGGCTTACATGATGGCCCGCTTCGGTATGAGACGGAATGACGACAAGACCGCCACCGTCATCTTAAAGGAAGGCTTTGTCAAAGAATATGTGAATAGTGAGAATATCGGTAAAATAAAGAGCGATGTGAAGAACTTCAAAGGCAAAACAGGCGATGTCATTATCCGGCAGGTCTTTGAGGTAGGAGGGCTAGTTTTACGGGATGTCTACACGGAGTTCAATGAGTATCCGTTTGTAGACTTTAGAATGGAGCCGGGATACATCCATCAGGTTCCGCTTATAGAGAGGTTCCTTAGTGCCAATAAGTCATTAGACGCCGTTTTAAGTCGCATTGAACGGTACATCGGTACACAAATAGTCGGTGTCTACATGAAGCGGCGTGGTGAGAATTATAGAATCAACAACGTGGCTGGCGGGGCAGAAATAGAGTACGATACTACGCCTCCGGCGCAGATGGCTCTATCTCCCATGCCAGCATTCGTCTTCAACTATATCAACATCCTAGAGAGCCTTATAGAGGAGCAAGGGGCTTCTACGAGTGCGTTGGGTAACGTTCCTACGGGTGTTAAAAGTGGCGTAGCTATAGAGTCCTTAAAGGCTACCGAGTATGCAAATCTGAAGATAGCGGGCGATCAGTTAAAGGGTACGGTGTATCGGATAGCGGAGCGCATGATTGACCTAGCTTCTCGGTACTTTATAACTCCCAAGACCGTTACTATGATGGAGGACGGCAAGCCCTCATACTTTGATATTATCGGTGAACGGGGTATGGTTGCCTATAAGAAGCTCGCCAAGAAGAACCAACTCCAAGTCCCTGAAGCGACTGTAGTTCGTAAAGACTATAACATAGATATAGATGTACAAAGCGGTATGGGATTTACCGAAGAAGGGAAACGTAAGACGGCAATGGATGTGATTACATGGATGACGGGTATGGCCAAGGAAGGACTTATTACGCAAGATGCCTTGAATTTAGTTGTGAAGAACTTTATGAAGACATTTCAATATGGGAATACGGCGGAGTTTATGGATGCTATGGAACAAGGTGGGATGGCAGGGCAGGCAGGGCAGGATAAGTCTATCCAAGCCGTCAAGGTGGGTGTCTTAGAGGCGCTGAAGGATGCCAAAGAGATCGGGCCTGAGGGCGACCAAAAGAAGGTTATGACAAGCAAAATCGGCGTTGTTGAAGCCCTCAAAGATATGGGTGTTACCATGCCTGAAACAGTACAGGATAACCCAGAGCTGGCGCCTATTCCATATAAAGATGCGCCTGAAGATATAAAAAGACAAATGGAAACGAAAGCAGGTTTAGAACCCTCACAAGGCATTTCACCCATAGGAGCGGAGCAGAGTCTGAAAGTTATGGGCGCACAACAAAGCGCATCGCAAGCCGACAAGGCGCATGAGTTATCGGTGGCGCAATTTGCCCAAAGTAGTCAACAGGCAGAGAAATCCAATGTGTTACAGGAGAAAGCGTTAAAACAAAAAGGAGTGAAACGTGCCGTACAAAAGCGATAAACAGCGAGCGTGGATGCACATTCATGAACCGGCGATAGCAAAGCGCTGGGATAAAGAAATGAAGAAAAAAGGAGGATCGTATGACAGCAAGACAGTTATTCTTGCCCGTGCGATGAAAAAATGACAAAAGCAGACAAGGAAGAAAAACTCAATAAGGATTTACGGGAATTGAATATGGGTATGGAAGTGGAGAAAGAGCACGATGACCTGACAGGCGGAGATAAAAAGAAGACGAAAATGATAGTAGATGCCCATTTGAAAGAAGATAAGAAATACTATTCGAAGTTAAAGAAAATGGAGGAAAAATGATATCCAGAGCTATACTGAAATATACGTTTGAATTCGACCCATCGGAAACATGGTCAACGCTCGGA